TGATTCGAGGAGCTTGAATCGGGATGATGTGAAAAAAGGGTTTGCAGCCATTCAACAACTAATATAAACCCAGAGCAAGAAGGATGTCCATTGAAGGCCCATTCCGGGCATGGCGGATTAGCGGTAACCGCATGTTATAAATTACCGATCACTACAATAGGAGCAGCGTAAAGTCGCTGCTCTTTTTAATTTTGGATAAAAGGCTGTATTGTTATATAAAATTCTGTATCCTTAATGTCGATACAATCGTATGGAACAATATAGGAGATGAATTTGAGTGAAGAAGAAGATAAGGGATGGGCTAATTTTTTATGTAGTAATACCGTTATTTTTAACAGGGTTTATATGGTTCCCCCTTGGTATGAATTATTTGTATTGGACAGAAATGAAAAATGAATTTCACATTCAAGAAGGCTACTGGGAATTCTTTGGACGAAATTGGTATAAAAGATCTTTTCACATTAAAGTGGACTATCTAAGAGAATACAAAGAAAAACAAGAGAAAGCTGCCGAATAGTGGCTTTTTTTATTTGTTCAGGCAACTTTTCCTTAGCTTCAGATACATAAGGAACATAGATAAAACCGCAGTAATAACGGATCAAAAGAATGATATATTTTATCCATAAAATAACGTGAATTCGAGGCCGCTGAAAAGCAGCCTTTTTTTGCATTGGAGGAAAGTGATATGCCAATTAAATCTTCACGGAGACCCCCGCCTGTTCTGGCTAGGTCACCGCGTCAACCCGCTTTATGTAATGGATGTGTTTGGGGCGATTGGACTGGTACTAAACAATTATGTATGTTTCCATCCTCTGTTCAAACAAACATGAAAGGAGCGAAATGCAGTGAACTTCGTTCAGCCGATCCGCGATTCTAAAAAGCTGGAGGCCATTAAGCAATATTTGAAAGAGAAAAATGAACGGGACTACATTTTGTTTTTGGTTGGAATCAACACAGGATTGAGGATATCGGATATTTTACCCTTGAAGGTCAGCTCAGTCAAAGGAAGCCATATTGTAATTACTGAAAAGAAAACGAAGAAAAGAAAGAACATCCCGATTCGAAAAAACCTTCGCAAAGAACTTGATGCATATATATTCGGTAAATTGGACAGTGATTATTTATTCCCGAGTCGGAACAAAAAGAGAAGATCCGAGGTTGTGCCGATCAGTAGCAGCATGGCTTACAAAATGTTAAATGGTGTAGCGCGGAAGTTTGGTTTAAAAGAAATTGGCACCCACTCCATGAGAAAGACGTTCGGGTACTATTTTTACAACGAAACCAAGGATATAGCGTTACTAATGGATCTGTTCAATCATACCGAGCAGAAGGTTACTTTACGCTATGTCGGCATTCTTCAGGACACTTTAGATGATGTTCTGAAGGATTTTGAGCTGTAGCAATTCTCTACAATAGGGTAACCGTGAATTCAAAATGGGAAAAGGACAACAAAACAAATAGCACCAAGCAATCTACGTGTTTTATGAGTTACCGAGAATATATATTATAGTGAATTAGTTTTACATTAACTGGTTGGATAAGTATCTATTTTCTATGATTATCTGAGAGCGAGTGAATAAAAGTTAGTGGAGCGGTAAAGGGCAAATCATCAGCCAGCGTTCAAACCAACTCGAATATTTTTTTCGGCGGTGAAATTTATATGAGTAAAGAGAGAAGTACAAATAGGAAGAAAGCGCTTAAAATATGGCTTGATAGCGGGCGCTCAATCAAGTTGAAAGATATTGCGCTCAAGTTGGGAGTCAGTGATTCCAGTATCAGAAAATGGAAGTCACTTGATAAATGGAATGAGGTTCCTGAAAAGCGTAAGCGCGGCGGTCAAACCGGAAATAGAAACGCTAAGGGGAACAAGGGCGGTGCCGGTGGGCCTCCCGGAAATGACAAGGCAGTTACACATGGGCTATTTCGTAAATTTGAGCCGCAGGATGCTGAATATCTGGAAATACTTGAAATAGCGCAACAGATGGACCCTGTTGACATGATCTGGTACAACATCACCAAGGGATTTCAAAAGATCATTTGGGGGCAACGAATTTTATTTGTACAGGATAAAGACGACATGACTAAAGAATTGAAGAAAGAGAAGGAAGGTTATTCGGATACAGGCAGCTCATGGGAAAAGGAATATGAAATTCAGTTCGCGTGGGATAAATACACAAGCTTTGCCAAAGCGGAAGCGGTTGTTATGCGCGAGATCAGGGGAGCCATAAAACAGTTTCTAGCAATTGCCCCTGAGAACGATGAGCGCCGCCTGAAACTTGATCAGATGCAGGCTCAAGTCGAAAAGACCAGGATGGAGATTGAGGAATTGAAAAACGGCGAGAAGGATAGACCAACAGAAATTAACGTGAAGAGGTGGTCCCATGTCCCGGACGCTGGAAGTTGATCCTTTTGAGGGATGGACACCGCACGCGAAGCAGATTGAGGTTATGGAGAGCGAGATCCGTAATAATGTTCTAAATTGTGGTCGTCGTGGCGGGAAAACAAATGTAGGTGCTCGTAAATTCTTTGATAATATCTTGGCGGATATGGAGCGTGGTAAGGGCCTCCCTTACAAGCCTCCTAAGAATATCAGAAAGATGAAGAAACCAAAGCCGCGATTAGAATACTGGTGTGTTTCACCTACTTACGCTATGTCCGAAATCCAACAGGAGGAGCTATCGGATGTGCTGCCAGAAGAAATGATTGAGAGCTGGGACCTATCCAAAAACCGTGTATGGTTAAAGGGATGGGTCCTTATTCAATTTAAGTCGGCTGATAATCCCAAATCATTGGTTGGTAAAGGTTTGGATGGTGTGTGGCTGGATGAAGCGAGTAAGATGAAAGCAGAAACATGGACAGGCTATCTTTCCTATGCCTTGGCTGATAAAGGCGGTTGGAGTGTATGGACAACCACACCGGAGGGGATCAACTGGTTTGCCGAGGACATTGTTCTCAGAGGGCAATATGTTGATGCTGGACTGGAAGAAGAGCAATACATGAACGATCCAGAATGGCGGAATTTTTACTGGACTTCCCTTGATAACCCGATACCAGAGCTTCAGAGGAATATTCAGCGCATGATAGAAACGTATCCTGAACGTTATGTAGACCGGGAGATTAGAGCAAAATTTAACGTCTTTCACGGACAAGTGTATGACGAATTCAAGCGGGCAACTCATGTTGTGGACATGCGCTGCTTAGACCAGAGCATTCAATTGTATGAGGTTACTTATCCAGATGGCAGTGTAAGGGATATAACATTTAATCGCTTTATAGGTGGCATGGATCACGGGTGGAATGATCCGGCTGTTCTGCTGGCGATAGGATGCGCCGGAGAAGATTATTACATCGTGGAGGAATCCTATGTGCAACATGTCAATGTTCTGGTGGTAAATGACAGCGGACAAATGGAGGACTGCCTTGTAAAGCGTTACTTGGAAATGCATAGCAGATATCATTTTGATGAAATATGGGCCGATCCATCTGAACCGGAATATATCAGTACGTATAGAAAGTATGACCTACCGATAAAGGAAGCAGACAATGCAATTGGACCAGGAATCCGTGAGGTATCTACTCTCTACAAGGTTAAGGCTGGGACTAGTCGCCCTAATCTTTATGTGAACAGAGAATGTAAAAATGAAATTAAAGAATCCGAGAATTACAAATGGAAAGAAAACCGGGATGGTCAGCATTCTGAAGAAGCGGAAGACAAGAATAACCATACACAAGACTCTAAGCGATATGCTATTTATAATGATCGTAAAGAAGATGTGAGCTTTGCATTCGGATAATTAACGCAATTGTAAGGAAAAGAGAGCATTCGGTAGCAGTTTGCTTAGAGGTAGGTCTTTCGAATGAGAATTCCTTGTCCTAAGAAATTATCGGTATCGGAGATGGCAGAATTTCAAGTTTTACAGTTACCGAGCTTTAGATTTATATTCTGATATAACAAATAGAGAAAGGAGGTCACAATATGAAACATTTTAAAGATTATTTTGAAGATAAACATAATGTTAAAGTACTACTTGAACGCTCTTCTTATGAAATGGTTGATCATAGCACAAAGACCTACGCTTGGAATCCTTTCGTAATCAAGTTGAACGAAGTGCAGCTTTTATCTTTTATAAGTGAGTATAATCAAACTGGTTCTCAATGGGGGGTTCAGTATCATGTTGAACAAGGTGGTTATATAAGGTTTGTTGGTGGGCAAGGGAGAGAGATATCTATGTTCCTGAAATCCGTAGTAACACCGTAATAACTCAATGATATTATTTAGACATAGAAATATGAACGAATACTGGAGGCAGGAAAATTTTCCTGACCTCCTTTTTTGTTGCGTCAGAAGGGAGGTACAGACTTGGGTGTAAGACAGTGGCTAATTAACTGGCTAGCGGCGGGAAGGCCGAAGAGCGAACCTGAACGACAGACGGAAAGCTATCCATTCCCGTTTGGTATCATGATGAGTAAGGGTAGCAACCAGCCAGCGCCGAAGCGAACGCCGACCAACTTACGAACGTTATCGGAATCCCCCATTCCACGTAGAGCAATTAACGTCATCAAGAACGGAATCACAAAGCTGAACTGGTCCGTAGCTGCTATTGACGAAAATGATACTGAGAAGTACCGAGAGATATGTAAGATTATCGAACGGTCATTACTAAAGCCGAATCCTGGCGACTCGTTCCGTTCGTGGATTGAGCAGATAGTTGAAGATATGCTTGTATGTAGCGCGGGTTCATCGGAAGTGTTGAAAGCTGGCGATTCTCTCAGGCCGTTTAGAATGTATCCAGTGGATTCTTTCTCAATTGACTTATATCCTGAATGGGATGGAAAGGATAACTCTTATCGCTACGCACAGCGGGTTCATGGACAATATGTTCATTTAAAGTCTTCTGACCTAATGTATATACGAATGAATCCGAGAACTAACACACCATTCGGACTTTCACCGCTAGAAACGGTTTGGGAATCAGTTGAAAGCTTTATATCAGCGCACCGATCAGCTGGGAAACAAGCTTCAAATACTGTGATCAGAAAACTGATTAACCTTGGTAAGAGTGCTGATAGCAAGGCGGTGGCTGCTTTTCGAGCGTATTGGGAGAAAGAAGTGTTGGGACGGGGGATGAACCCAATTATCGGAGGAGAGAACCCGAGCGTGCTTGATTTGGGGGCTACGGATGATAAGGCGTTATTTCTTGAGTGGCAACGGTTCTTAATTGAGATTGTTGCTATCGCCTTTGACATATCACCGAAGAAACTGGGGCAAACAAAGGATGTGAACCGTTCAACAGCGGACAGTGAGGACGACGATACGAATGAAACGGTCAAGTCTATTGCGGAAAACATCGTGGAGCACATCAACAATCACATAATTGATGGCATTTTTAAGCTGGGCGGCGTAATTGAGTTTAAGTTCCACTATGCTGCGTCACTTAAGGATCAGAAGCTTAGGGCTGACATTGATGCGATTTACCTTGACCGAAGAACTCTGACACCAGATGAAGTACGTGATGGTCTTGCACGCAAGGCATTGCCTAATAAGCATGGTGAAGTGCTATTACAATCAGGGAAAACATCAACCGTTGATTTAAACAAAACACAGGAAGAGATACAAGCGGAGAAGGACAAACTGTTAAGCAAGCTTCCTGAGGAAGATCCACCAAACAATAAAGACAAAACAGAAGACGATGAATCCGACACCGCTGAAGAGTAGGTGTTTTTATTTTGCCCTGAGAGGCGGTGAGGACGTGTTTACAAGGTTTGTTTGCAGTGTTGTGAGACTGAAATATCCAAGGTCAGTGCCGACACCGAGAAACCGAGCGGAGCGCAGACAGCAGAAATATCACGGAGGGAGGTGAGAATCTAAATGCTTAAAACGTTGAAAATGAGCAACCAGCGGATGCGCGTTCAGGACTTCAAGTTATCCGAAGAAGGAGGCCATCCAAACAAGGTTCCTTTCAAATGTGCTCTTTTCGCAGTTGACCAACCAAGTGATGGCTCACCTCATGGTGCTGGTGGGAAACGTATTCGTATTTCATCAAGTGTTTGTGACAAATATCTTCAAACTTTCGTTGGAATGGCCTTGAACATTGACTATGCCAACGGTATGGCGGACCATGACCCGCGCTTTAAAGTCGCTGTAATTGATAAGGCTTACCGTTCACTTGATGGGTATGCATGGATTGACGGATACATTTACGCAAAGGATTTTCCTGATGTGGTTGCGACTATTCGTTACTATAATGGGCTGGCGGATGAGTACAGCTGGAGCGAATACCAATTTGGCGCGTCGCTCGAAATGGAGGCCGCTGTACAGGATGCAACGGATATTGAAGATGTGTTGGATGTAATTGAGTTTTGCGGTACGGGAGCAGCCATCTTGTTCGCCGAGGCCGCTGCCTATAAAACAACGAGCTTTGCTGCTCGTAATACGAAACAGAACAAGGAGGATGTCGATATGACACCGGAACAAATTAAAGCGATGGAAGACTCCATGAAGGCGCTGCAAGATGGTATGTCCGCTATCACTGCGAGTGTACAAAGCGTGGTAACAGAGATGGGAGCAATTAAAACAGATATCACCACCATGAAAGCTGCAAGTGAAGAAGCCGAACAGAAGTCTGCTGAAGAACAAGCCGCCGCTGACCTAAAGGCAGCTCAAGATAAAGCGGACGCTTTAGAAAAAGAATTGAAAGAGTTAAAGGCAGCAGGTGCTCATCCAGCAGAGCCGGAACGCAAAACATTCAGCGCGTCCGCATTATTGTCCAAGTATGGCAGTAACGCCAATCTTGCAGCAGGTGCGGAAGTTAATGATTACAAAACCTTCTGCGCTTCCGTTGATGCTCTCAATCTTCCGTCTTCCGAGTCTTTCAAACTTAAAATGCAGGCAAAAGCACAATTTGCCGAAAAGGAGAGTGTGTAATACATGAATAACCGTGTTGGAATAGCACAATTTGTTTCAGTTGCAGCGGCGGCTCAATTTCAGGGGCCGGGCGCGATTATTACTGACGATTTTCAAAAAGAGATTACGGACGTATTGCGTCGTACATCTATCTTGGACGGACGTTTGAATTATGTACCAGCTACAGGCGATATTTCTACTTACTACGAACAAAACACTGTGAATGGCGGCGCGTTCGTTGACCCTCGTAACCCTTCAGCGACAGCAACCGGAAATCAACGTACGCCACATGGTGTGAAGATCAAAGCTCTAACGAACCAAGTTAACTTTGGGCATTATGATGTAACGCTGGGCCAGCAGCAAAACAATTTCCCTGAGCTAAAAGCTAAGGACTTGAATGATATGTTGAACGCGATTGGCCTTGCACACGGCAAAGGACTTTGGAGAGGAAATGATACTGGTTTGGCTGTACCTACAACCTTACAATATGTGGGGCTTGCCAATCAGATTACGAACACATTTACAGTTGGCCCTACTGGTTCTATTGTATCCGCTATTCGGGCTAAAGTGGCTGCGATGGTTGCGAGTGAGTTGTATGAGCTTATGCCAACCGCTATCTATATTCATCCTATTGCACATCACTATCTTGAAGAAGAAGAGCGGAACGCTGCTAACAATGAAACACAAATCAGTAACCTTAAGAAAACAACCGTCGCTGGCTTAGAGGTGCTAGCAATCATGACGGCTGCTGGGTTGTTACCAATCATTCCAGAGCCGTTCATTACTTCTTCGGTTAATGCAACGACAGCATCAAATACAGATTACGGTATCGCAATTGTGACCGAGCCAATGATTGAATATCACTATGTTGGTGAGAAAGGAATCTACCTCTTTCAATTGGGGACAACATCAAACCTTCAAGAGCAGTACGTTGGCATCAAATATGGCGCTCCAGTAGCTAAAGGGCCAAGCTATGCTCATGCTTACGGCACAATTGAGCGTCCAACAATCACTGCGGTATCATAATTAATTTTAAAGTCAAGGGGCGGTTAATATGACCGTCTCTTTTCATTTAGAAAGGAGATGATTCAGTTGGCAAAATCGAATTTGGATAAGTTGAAAGATGTAATTACTGAAAGCACTACGTTGTTGGATCAAGTTGAGATTGGAGAAAGCGGAGGGCAATACCCTCAACAATCGGCAGATGCATTCAAAGAGGTTGTTGCAGCGGCAGAGGTATTGGCTGGTACTGAGGGCGCAGAGCCGAGCCAGTTCGATGCTCAAACAACGGTGCTGAATAGTGCGCGCAGTTCTTTTCTAGCTGCTAGGATTCCGGCAGTCCGAAAAGTCACGCTTCGCGGTACACCGAGTCAGCGCAAGGGCGCTCACACCATACATTTTAAAGATGGCGTTGTGAACTTTGTTGATGGGGAAGCTCAGTTGCCTGATGAACTTGCAGACGAACTGGCTAACGCTGGATACGTAGAATGAGTCAGTATCTCGAATTAACTGATACTGATTTTGTTCCTGTAGGAATTAAGCTGACCATGCCGCTGATAATCCGAGCATCCGCAGTAATTGATGGACGGTGCAGGCGTGAGATTGGAATCAAAGCCTACACCGAACGGATACCGCTTACGGATCAGCAGCGAGGTCATTTGTCCTATTATCCTGTTGTAGAGGTGAAAGAGGTAAAAGGCAGGCCGAAGCAGGGATTGATGGAAAATTTCTTTGGTCCGCCAGGATTCGGAACAATTACTGATATCAGCACCATTGATATCGACAAGGATATTGGCACTGTCTGGTGTGGATTCTCTCCTTTTGGTTCAGCTTATGCAGAATTGGAAGTTACGTATACCAGCGGCTGGGAGACGATACCTGATAAGGTCAAGGTGGCATGTGGCCTAATCATCGGACAACTTGCTGCTAATCCAAATTCAAATGTGAAATCCAAAAAGGACTTCGATTACAGCATTGAATACTTTGGCACCAGCATGATTACGCCAGAAATAGCCGATCTTCTATCTGAGTTTGAACATAGGTCGTTTAGGTAGGTGATGAAAGTTGTTCTATGAGTTCACACACCGCCATACGCCGTGCGTGGTGGACGGAAACGAAGATGTAGTTATTCTATCAAGGGAAACCAAAGCGACGACTGTAATGGGCAAAGAATACGTCTATAACGGCGTATTTTCACCTGAATCACTTGTTGATCGTGGTTCCTTGGTACAGACAGAGGAAACGTTTCTTGTTCTAACCTTAAGAAAAACGGTAGATCAGGACAACTACTGTTCTTTGGTTAAAGCAAATGCTGTGGTAGAGGTGCAAAGATACCAGCAAGCTTATGATGTAAACGATAATCCGGTGGGTGATGCTGAATTTACATCGGTCGCTGCTGATGTTGTTTGCTTTGCACAGTATGTTACAGCGCAACTTCGGCAGCAGGAACCGGGATTACTATCGAGTACCGTATTTGTTTTGCAGATGCAAACAACTGTTGATGTAAAGAAGCCAGAGGAGACAACTACTGCTATTCCTGACCGAATCGTTATGGGCGGGAAGACATACCAGGTAGATGAAGTTGATAGGATGAAGTATCCTAATCTGCTGCACGTCCAGCTTTCAGAGGACCGCCGATGATTACAGGGTACGATTCAGTGAAAGCGGCGAAGGATCTGGAGAATAAGCTCGCTGTTGAAATTACTGGGCTAACGAAACTGGTCATGCTGACAGCCAAAAGCGGTATTCGGTATTATCCGGCAGTTCGGGACCACTTAGAAATGCATATGTTCGTCTTAGCGAATCAGATGATTTCAGGCGACATAACTGCTGACTACTGGCAGGCATGGCTTGAACAGTTTGGCAAAGGGTCCAAGATGGCAGATAGCAGCCAAAACCCTGGATTGGTGACCTACATGAACAGTGAAGCGTGGAACAGACTGAGGTCCAAAGGTGATCGTATTATTGTAGGTCGTTCGCGTGGTAAGTATCGAGCAATGGACGGCACCATGAAGGAATCAGGCGGGGGCTATGCTGGAGTGGACTTGGAGGAGCTGGCAGAGCGCGGTGATATTGATGCTTCATTCAAAGCTACACCGCCGACCTACTTCCTACGTATAGCAATCCAGTCCAATCGCAAGCGTATATTGGACGGAATCAGCCGAGTAATCACAGAGTTTCCATACCATAAGTATTTCAAGGAGGTGCGGGAGTGAGCCTACAGTTAATTGATGCTGTTCAGAATGTCTTAAAAGCAGACGCAGAACTTATGACCATGTTGAAGCTCACTCCTTCGTCACCATCCGCCGAGGTCGTGAAACGATTTACGAAAGGTATGGAGCCTGAGATGACGGTTAGTAAGGATACAGTTCCACATATCTGTCAATATGTTATGCCGGGACGATATGCCGCTAATCCACTGGTGTTCGAGGGTAAGTTCTGCATTGATTTCTACGGCAAAACAGCCTATGAAGCGAAGCTGCTGTTTGAACGATCATTCAAACTCCTACATGACAGGAGGCTGATTGCTCAGGGATTTGCTTCATATTTATGTGTTCTGACCTACGATGCAGATTTCGCCACTGGTATTCAAGGAGCCAAAGGTTATAAGGCTATCTATGATGTTGATTACTTAAGAATGAATTGAGGTGAGAATAATGGCTGATGAGGCAGCTCAACAACCAGCGGTAGCGCAGGTTAATATCGAAAAACCATTGCCAGAGTTGGACAAACTAATTGCGGAGAAGGTCAATCTTGCTAAAAAACTGGGCATCATGGGTAACTTGGAGCCTATTCAGGGTTACAGCGACACCGATGAATATCGGCGCATCAACGAAATAGATAACCGCTTATGGGAACTGGTCAAATAATCTGGCTGGTTATTTTTTGTTTTCATAAATGAGGAGGATGAATCATGGAACCATTAGTTTTTGATGGAGTAGGCACTATCCAGGTGTACGAGCCGGGAGGAAAACTTAAATTTTTGGATGACAAAATCACAAAGGTAACGCTTCAACTCCAATTTGATTGGGACAAAGTCATGGGTGGAGATAGTGGCTATGCATTCCACTACACAGCGAAGGATCTGGCTGACAAAGCCAGTATCGAAATTCCCCGTTACTCAGATATTTTGGCTGAATTGTCTCAGGGCGCAGAGTCAGAAAAGGGGGCAGTTACGTTTGATGAGACAGAGCAAGGATTCTTAGATGTAACGAACGGTTATAAGATCAAAGCTCTTTCGAAATTCGGCGGGACTTTAGTTTCCCTTAGCGAAAAAGTGTACTTGAAAGATACAGATACAGGAAAACTTACGGAACTAACGCGTGTGGCAACCACACCAACAGCAGAGCAGTACGTTATTTCTGCCGACGGTAAGATCACATCCGACACAGCGAATGACAACAAGTTGATTATTATTACTTTTAAATGGACAAAAGAGAATGGTACACGGAGCGGATTGAGTGGTAAGCGCCGTCCGAAGCCGTTTAAATTTGTTCACCGTTTCTCGTTGACTGATGATCGAAATGGCGGGGAAGTACCTTGCCAATTGACAATTTGGAAAGCGCTCGGCGGCGGTACATTGGACGTATCTCAGGAACGCAAAAAACCAACTAGTAACTCATTGGCGTTGGAAATCATGGAGCCGGACATTACCCCTGATAATCCAGAAGGATATGCTGCTGAATTGATCTTCGGTATCTAAATAAAATAACATAGCCCTCTACCACTAAAGGTAGGGGGTTACATACATTGAGGAGGAAATTTAATGAGTACAGACAAGCAATTGGATAAAACGCTTAACATCGGGGGTGAAATCACGCTCGGTGAAGGAATTGTAAAGCATGTAAAAATCGGAACTATCGCTTTGATCCGTCAAGTACGACAACTCATGAGCGGAAATGAATATAAATTTTCTTTTTCAATCGGTCGTGAGAAATGGGAAGCTACAGAAGAACGGGCCGAGGTCGATTGGCCTAAAGTTGAGGCATTGCATAAGGAAGCCTTTAATCTTGTGTTGGTAGAAGGACTAGCGGAGGAAGAATACGAGAAAGTAGACGAAGAGGGCATTAAGAAGTTGGACGGACTCTTGGAACGATTTCTATAAGGAGTCGTTTCCACCTGATGAAGATTATGAGCCTGACGACGAAGAAGACCAAGAGATTCCTGAGGATGATCAGGAAACGGACTGGATAGAACTTTGGGCTTTATGCGTGAGTAATGGTATTTCTGATTCAGAATGGCCTAATATGACCATACCAAAGATTAGAGCGCTCATGAAAGCCAAGAACAGAAACCGGGAATTTGAAATTATTCTTCACGGTGGCAATGTGGAAAACAAAAAGCCAAAGAAGGTCAAGACGTTATCTGATCTTGGTTTCTTCGCCAAGTAAAATATCATTGTTTTAAGAGGCATCCGCAATCATGCAGGATGCCTTTTTTTCTGTATTCAGGGCAGGAAACTTTTCCTGAACCCTATGAGGGGTGAGTGTAGTGGCAGATTTAAGTAAAGATGTAGTAGGTGCGCGAATAAACCTAGATACGAGCAAGATATTACCGGCATTCAAGGTTATAGACAACGGAGCGCGAGCTAATGCCGAATCGTTTAAACTGTTGAATGCTGAATTAGGAGTAAGCGAGAAGAATTTCAAATCCTTAGCCAGCAGCGCAGATAAGTTTGCGCTTTCAGCGGAGGACAGACGGAAGAAGATCCTTGCTGAATCCGAAGCTCTTGTTAAACAGCGAACCGCGCAAGCCGAATTGAATACAGCCCGAAAGAATCAATTAGATCAGGCTAATAAAATCACTGATGAGAAGCTTAGGGCGCAGCAGGCCATTGTCAAAAAGCGCGAAGACGCGATAGAGCAGCAGGAACGTGAACACCTGAAGCGTATGGAGGCTTTGCAGAATAAAGCTTCATTGACGGGTCAGAGATCGGCAAAGGTTTCAGGGGCTGGGACTGACGACAGGACGCGTGAACGTGTCTTAATGGAAGAACAGTCCATACGGATGAAGATATCTCAACTGGCAGAGAAAGAAGCACAGCAGGCACGTAAGAACGCACAGGACTACGAAAAGTTTTGGGTGAATGCATTACGTGCCAGGGAGCAAAAAGAGGCACAAGTTCGTGAGAAAGTCCTTCAGGAAGAACAGAAGATCCGGCGCTCTTTGAGCCAAACCGAAGCGCAAATGAAGCAGACTTTTAATACAACTCCTAACTGGATTAGCCGAGTAGGAGATATGGCTACACATGCCCTGGTATTTAATACAGCGTATGCAGCTATGCATAAAACACAGGAAGCCCTTGAACAGGGATTAGTCGGAATTGAATCCAATATGGCAGGCTACGTGCAAACGAATGAACATTATTTCCTTGAGTACAACGAAGGCACCAAGGAAATGGTTATGAACACCGAGAAGCTGCACGACGAGACAACCAAGTTTATCCGGACGGCTCATGATCTTGGATCTGAAATCATGGACGTTACCGAATCGGCTCGACTTTGGGGTCGGATGTATAAGGATGCAGGCGTTGTTCAGGAAATGGTGCGTAAATCCACAATGCTCAGCACCGTTGACCTTGTATCCTTGGAAGACGCTACGAAATCTATGGAGTCTACCTTTGCTCAGTACGGTGTACAGATTAAGGACAGCAATGATGCCATGGTACTTGGTGGACGTGTTTTGGATTCTTGGTCAAAGGTTGCCCATGATACCATGGCACCGGCTAGGGACCTGGGAGCAGCCTTCGAGCGTACAGGTAAGATCGCCGCCGAAACAGGCGTAAGTTTTGACTTCATGAATGGTCTTATTTCAGCCGGTGTACGTAACACGGCACTGAGCGGGGAGAACCTGGGCAACATGTGGAAGACGGTACTGGGTACGATCCGCACAAATAAAGCGGTTGCAGAGATTGAAAGATTAGGCGTTCAAACAAAAGAAGTTGTAAATGGTACAGAGCAATGGAGAAAAGCCGAAGATATTTTGTTGGACTTGTCGACGAAAGTGATTGACAAGAATTATGACCTCACAAAGTCCTATGCAGATATCTCGCGCGGTGTGTACCAATACGCTAAATTAGCCGCTTCTCTGAATGCTGGGGACATTTTGCTCGGTACAGCAGCATCCATCGGATCTACAGGCTCCACAATGGAGTATCTTAAAGTCCAGATGGATACCATTCAGCGTAAAGCGGCGCAAACTAAGGCTTCTTTACTGGAAATATTCAATAACGCTGGTGATGATGGACTACGGCGCATGATCAAGAATGTACTGGACACTATTGACCAATTGCTGATCGGACTTACAAAAGTACCTTCTGGCGTGTTTGAGGGAACGGCTGCTATCGGTGGGCTACTGCTTGCTTATAAAGCTCTAAGCGGTCCGATCATGAATGTAATTGCTGCTGTGAAAGTGTTAACCACAGCGAAGGCAGCGGAAACCGCTGCTATCGGCGCTAATACGATAGCTAACAACGTTAATATTGTTTCCTCACAAGGAGCAACTCTTTCAACAGTTCAGAGAGTTTCCGCTACCGAAGGAGCTACAGTAGCACAAGGAGCTTTAACGGTAGCAACCGAGGGAGCTACAGTTGCTACGAAATCATTGTCTGTCGCCCAAGCAACGGCAACCGTCACAACAGCAGCCGCTACAGCAGGATTGAGCTTACTTGTTGGCGCAATAGCGCTTGTAGCGATGAATAGTGGTAAGGAAGAAAAGGCTGCGAGGGATCGGATTCAAAACTTAAAGGATCAAGACTCAGCATCACAACAAATGGTTAGCCAGTACCAACGACAGATAGAATTGTTACCGAAATTGGCTAATGCACATCGTTCTCTTGAACAGTCGTTAAAACAAAGCAGTGGTTCAGTAGAAAAGGAAACAAAAGTAAAAAAACAACTCGAAGAGGTTTCTAAAGCGCTGGTCATCACTCTTGGAAAAGAAGGGGCCAAGCAGCTTGAAGCTGCTGGTTATACGGATGAGGCTGTACAGGTGCAAGTTGATGCGTTAAACAAACTCATCGAGAAGCAGAATGAAGCCCAAAAAAATGTATTGAAAGATCAGCAAGCGCAATTAATCGAACAACAAAAGCAAAAAATAAATGAAATCACAGAAGCTACAAAAGAACTGGAACGAGTAAAAAAGATCATTGCTAACCCAATTGGAAATTTTTTAGGGACAGGCGAATTTAAGGAAGATGCTGCGAAGTTAGAAGAAAAAATAAAAACGTTAGAACAAGAGAATAACAAACTCACTTTATCTGTAACAGAAGTAGGAGTAGCTTTAGGCCAAGCAACTATTGAAACTGACCAATTTGCTGGGAAAGCTGGAACAGCAACCGAAAGTGTTAAATCACAGGAGGAAGCTCTTGCCGATTTAAGAGAGCAGATTCAGGGTAACGGTAAGGCTATTTCTGAGATGAACACTGTTTTAAATGATCTTGCTAATAAACAGTCCATGAACGCAGAAGCTGCGGCAGAGTTAATCATCAAATACCCTCAATTAGCTTCGGAGATTTACAAAACATCTGAGGGATGGGCTTTCGAAAAGAATGCACTCGAAGTTGTTCGTAAAGCTAAAATACAAAAGGCTATAGATGATCTAAAGTCTGAAAAAGCGTCCAGTTTAAGTACAAAACTTGAGTCTGATGATCGTATCGCAGTTTACATCAAAGAGGCTGGAGCGATTAAAAGTCTTGCTGAGTTAAAAGCTAGATTGAATGGAGTTATGGCTCAAAGTTCACTAGACGTTTTTAATAAACAAAAAGAACTAAACAATATGACTGGAGTAAAATCTTTCCTAAGTACTCCTTTTCAGAACCAGTTAAACCAAGATAAGAAAAACATGGAGCAAAGCAAAAAAGATATAGGCGAGATATATAGCGGATACGAGAAAGATATGAAACAGTATGACACTCAGATTAATGCTTTAACCAAGCTATATAATGATCCTAAATTTGGTGTGAGTTCTTCTGGTTCAAAAAAATCGAAGGGAAGCGGGGGCAAAAAAGGAAAGAGCGATGCGGAACGTGCAGCTAAAAAAGCAGCTAAGGACGCATCTGCGGCACGAAAAGATAGTTATGATAACGAACTTGATAATTTTAAGTACATCGCTGAACGAAATGAATGGTCTGTAGACCAGCAAATTGCTGGATACAAACGATTGGCTCAGCGACATAAGCAGTACCTATCGGAAGATAAGGACGCAATGAAGCAATGGAGTCGAGATGTTCATAAACTGAATGATTCCAGATTTCAGGAAGATATCGAGAATCTTGAACGAAGAACCGAGCGCATGCGGCAGGCCAATAAACAGGAAATCGAGATGGTTAAAACCAGCCTGGATTTCTACAAGAAGGAGCAAAATAAAAATTATCTGCTTCCTGCTAACCGTAGAGAGATTGCCAAACAAATCTATGATTTAACCGTGAAATACAATGAGCTTCGGTATCAAAATTCAGAAAAATGGATTGATAAAGAGACTTCCAAAATGGAAATGGCAGACCAAAGCCAGATTGCTATCCTCAAAATGGAATATGACGCTTATATGCGTATGAGTAAGGCTAAAGATCGTACTGCCGAGCAAAGCTTTGAATTGCAACATAAAATCTATGAGAAGCGCAAAGCGTTAGAAGATGAGTTCCTGTCCGATTTCCAAAAGCGAATCAACTACCAAAAGAGTATGGAGGCTATTTCTGTTTCGGATCAACTTAGTGCCTGGACAAAAATGCAGGCACTTTATAAAGAGGGAT